AATAAATGTATTAAATGATTAGTAAATGTGGTTAGCACAAAAATTAGCCGTCTTTACAGCGCGGCTACTCTGTTTATTATTCAGAATCTCTCAAATCTTCAAAATCCTCATCACTTGGATAGTATTGTGAATCATCTATTTCATCATCTAACCTATCTTCATCTTCATCATAAGGACTATGGTCTAAATTTGTCTGTTCAATACCATATTCTCTTTCTCTTGCCTCTTCAATCTCTGCTTGTAGACATGCAGCCTCATAATCATACTCATCTATTCCTTTGTGTTTAAATTCTAAAATTGCTCTTTGTAAGTCTAAAAATAATTCTGTTATCTTATCTTTTTCCCTCATACGCTCAAGTTCTTCCTTTTTTATGTTATAATAATCATCAATGATGGGTATAGTCACATAATACCATTTCATCCTGTCTAAAATTTCATAATGTTCTTCTGCTATTTGTTGACCGTCTTTGGTCGTCGAATAATTTGTTTCCATGTCGTTTAAATGTAAGTAATGTTAATAATAATAAATCTCGTCCAACCTTTAGCGTAAAGCATAATCAGTTGGTTAGGGAAAACCCGACGAGATTTATTTTGAGGGCTGACTCCAACATAGCCATTAAACATCCTTGTAATGCTCACCCTCTAATTGAATGTATGTAAAGTATATAATGCGAGTATGACTGCTGCACTAGCAATCACACACGCACATACACAATACACTACAAATTTTAGTATTGGTAATATTATTTTCATGATCCATAAATTTAATATACCCAGTTCATCTGTAGTTGCACTACATCAGAACCTTTTTGTATAAAGTATTCGTATTCATTTATGTATTCTTCTAATACATATACACTAATCTTCTTATTGTATGGTATTTGCTCATCAACAAGAACATTTACAATATCAATAGCATATGATGGTATTACACGTCGTAGTACATCATCACATTTATACTTTACACCATCTTTCATAGCGTAAAACTCAAACTCATCATTTATATCATTGATAAATGGTATATGAGTTAAGTTAACCACATAAGCTACACCAAAGTTTACATTTTCTATGATGTGTGTGCCAGGGTTATCTCCACAACTGTATGTAACAGTTGAAGTGTAAGAGTTATCTCCCATGATAGCAACATTAGCTGTTGACATCATAAGATTATACTCATCTTCTCTTTTGTCGCACGATGTTAGTGACACCGCAAGGACAAACAGCACAACTAGTGCTGTTAAATCCTTAAGTGTATAGTTACTACTCATCACCGTATTTTTTATCAAGATAGTGTTTGTAATCAAAGTTCTTTAACTGTTTATCATACATATCATGACGCTTAGTAAATACAATCATCGCTATGATAGATATGATTAAAGTTAATGTGGTCTCTAATGTAAAAGCTTTACCATCTATGATAAGAGCCATAGATATAAGTAAAGGAACAAAAGAAATAAACGACAGTATTTGGTAAACGGCTGTCAATCGTTTTAAGTGAAAGTAAGATTTCATAATAATGTAAGTATTGGTTAATAAATGTAAGTTAAAACTAATTAGGGGTCTGCATAGTCCTTTCATTTGGTCCAGAACTATGTCAGTATTATTACGGCCATACCATCTACAAATGTAGTAGGATATTATTTTACCTATTATAATGGCTTTACAGTGTCTCCAACCTAATTAGTAGTAAATTAATGATCTTCATCATTCTATTCATATCTTTTTATTATACGTTTGTAGGATTCAATCCTTTCTTCTAGCTGTTTTATTTGGGATTCATAAGATTCCTCTATTTTCTCTATCTTTTCTTCAAGAGCCATATTCTTGCAAGTAAGAATTGCTACAATTTCTAGTAAGTCATCTTTTGTCATGATAATATAAGTATTGATTGATTTTAAATGTAAATAAAAGAGCGCGAGTTACCCTCGTCTTTTCATATCTCTAATTTAGCTCTTATTTCTTTGCGACAGCGTGACACTCGTCAAATAGCATCAGGTTAAATACTCCTAGAGTACTTAAAAGAGAAACTGCCTTAGATTTTTATATTGTGTTATATAATGTAATAGGAATAAACCTATTGATTGGTAAAATGTGGTAAAATGTGGTGAATATGCACTAGTAACTACGCTCGTAAGTTTGTGCAAAAAGAAAAAGAATAAAAAAGAAAGAGGCCGAAGCCTCTTACTTTTATAGAGTAACAAAGTCCGTTACGTCTACATAATTGTTGATTGTAGCGATGGCTTGTCCATCGTTTGAAATCACAACATTGTATTCGAACAAATCTTTGACACCTTGTGACTTTTTCCCGACAGGGAAAGTAGTCACTTGGTAGGCTGCTGTCTGAGCGGCGATGAAGTCGCCGTTAGGCCCGGCAATTATCTTTGCCGAGATGTAGCCTTGCTCCTTTAGGTATTCACTGAACTTTTTCATAAGTCACAATTGTATTAGATTATGGCCGGGAACATCCCTAACCCGAAAGCTAGTGGGGGTCTTTGCAATAGTTGGTCCACACGCTCAAAGATTTTGGTAGTTAAAAATTTTTTGGTATTTTTGTCCGCAGAGACACGTAATATACGTATCACCCCAGAGGGCCGAGAGGTAGTTATGGGGTCAGACGTTGGATTGTAGATCCTAAATAAGGATTAGAGTTTTCTCCAATAGTCTCTGAAAAGGCGGATATAGCCAACGGTTAGGGCACATTACACAGAGGTAGGTGTGATGAATTAACATCAGTTTTAGTGTCCTTGGGTAGTCCAAAAGACAGCACTGCCAGCGGTAAAATTCCAACTGAAATAGTCAAACGTCTAGGGGTGTGGTGTATCCAATAGTGAAGTTCTTCACAAAACACTTGTATTTGTAAAATATTTTATTATACCTTTGCATTTATAACTAATTATAGATAGCAATGGCAAAGAAATTCACATTTCAACCGTTTGGTGCATGGATAGTAGTACCAAGACCAGACAAAAAGAAGACAGACGCAGGCATCATTCTAGATGACGAGACTGCAAGACAATTACAGACAAATATTGTAGAAGTATTGGCGGTAGGACCGCAAGTTACGCAGTGTGAAGCGGGTGATAAGATTATGGTAGACCCAAACACAGAGGCAATGCTTATTCACATTGATGATGTGCAGTACTTATTTGTTAGCGAGTTTCAAGTATTAGGTAAGTTCTAATGAAGTTGCCAGGAACAGTTACAATAAACCTGGATGATTACTTAGAGCTGATAGAACACACACAAAAAACTAACGATCTAAAGCATAATACATCCAGAGCAGCAAAAGAGCTGTCTGTGTTCTTGTCATTTTTGTGTACAAGAGAGGATATATCTAAGTATATAGATGAGTTTAACAGACAATCTAAGACTGCTACTATAGTAGTAGAAAACGACAGAGCAACAATACAATTTAAGGATGATCAGAACGAAGTTTCAGACGAGTAGTTGGGAAGAACTATTTATATTGTATAATGAATTTGAAGAAAAGCTAGACATGTGGTCAGAAAAGAATATTAACTGTACTTGGGATATACAAGTTTTGATAGGAGATCATGAATATATACTAATAGTAACAGTAAACGATGAAAGCAGCGAAAAAGAAGACTAAAAGAAGAATATATATAGACGGCAAACCAATGAAAGTGCCATTTGAGGTGTATGAACTTTTAGAAAACCAACAATTGAAGTTACAGCAGTATGAAGCTATTCTTGCTGCGTATCTAAAAGAAAAAGAAGAAGAGAATGGAACAAAAGATAACGATTAACGTAAATTCTACATTAAAGTATTTACAATTCTGGAACGGTGTGTTTAATCTTACTACTACAGAAGTAAAAGTTTTAGCAGCATTAGTAGATGCTGCATCTGTTCTAGAAGATCCTAACATATGCTCTGCTAAGGTTAAGAAGGCGGCAGCAAAAGTTTTAAGATTATCAGACTTTAACACACTAAACAATTACGTAAAGAAGATGAAAGATAAAAAAGCTATACGTAAAGATGGTAAAAACTATATACTGAATAGACTTTTAAATCTAGATACTAAAAAAGTGGAGGTAAATATTAACTGGAACAATGAGCGATAATACTCCTGGAATATGGTCAATGGCTAAAAGCTTTAGTAAAGATTTAGCTAAATATGTAAAAGAAGGTGCGCCTAATGTTAGTGAGCAAGATTACAGACAAAGATTAGCTGACTGTAATGCATGTGAACATCTGATAAAAGAAAGAATGAGATGCGGTAAGTGTGGATGTTTAATACAGCATAAGGCAAAATGGAAAACAACAACATGTCCAATTAATAAGTGGAAAGCACAAGTAGTAGACAGTGGTAAAATCAAAGAAGGAGATAATACAGATACTAGCGACAAAGTATAATTTACCACTAGAAAAGGTAGAAAAAATTGTTAACAGTCAGTTTAAGTATGTAGCTAAAGTTATGGCAGAGGGTAATTTTGATGCTATAAGATTACCATACTTTGGTAAATTTTATTCAAAGAAAGAAAGAAGAGATATATTAAATGGAACTACTGGAGATAGTTGATAACGTAGCAGTGCCTTCACCATATGCATTGAGTATTGTGGAGTTTAAAGAGTTAGACTCTAAACAACTTGCATATGTTTATTTTATGTCTGATCATAAGTCTCCATATGCGGTATATGATGAAGAAGCTAGGCATGATGAAGTGGTATTAGGTGTATATGGTAAGTCAAAGTTTACACCAACTGCAAAAGTAAAAGCAGCTTGTGATACATATAAGAAATTAAAAGAAACATCTGCAGTTAAACTACTAAAGGCTGCAAGACTATCTGTTATAAAATTGCAGAAGTATTTTGAAACTGTAGATCTTACTATGATGGATGATAATGGCAGGCCTATATTTCATGCAAAAGATTTAGTTGCTAATCTATCTAAGATGGGCGATGTGGTTAACGGATTATCAAAACTAGAAGAACAGGTAGCTAAGCAGGAGCAGGTAAATACAAATACGCGCGGTGGGGTTGTAGTTAACAAATATAGTTCGTAGATTTGAGGATGGACTTTTTACAAGACATAGAGGATTACAACAGTGCAATGGATAATGCATATGACTTTGTGACAAAAAGAGTAACTCTAGACGACATATTTGAACAGGCAGAAGAAAGTGGAGAACTTACAAGTTTTATGCTACCTTTTGATCCAATAGAAAGTGATGGTAGAGATGAGGCAACTTTGGATTTGCTGATAGAACACTTTACTGAAACAGAAGAATACGAAAAATGTCAGGAGTTACTGAACATAAAGAACAGATTTTTAAAGACACAGCAGGATTAGCTCCAGCAGCTACCAGCTATCTTAATAACGGATATTATACTAACGCACTGCCCGGTACAAAACCATACTTTGAGTACTGGGACGAAGAAAGAAATAGATGTCTATACGGATACACACACAATGGTGTAACAATTACGGGCAATCACTATTTTTATCTTAATTATTGCCCCATTGACAGATCTGTTGATGAAGAACTGCCAGATGGTACAATTATTGCGCGAAGAGAGCGTACATTCCCAGCATTTTACGACGGAGATTGGAAGTATTTTACTGCAGTAGACAGATGTAGGCGAGAAAACAAGCATATGACGGTGTTAAAAGCGCGTCGTAAAGGATTTTCTTATAAAGCTGCAGCTATGCTTGTACGTAACTACTTTCATGTGCGTAATAGTAAGAACTATGTATTTGCAGGACAGAAAGAATACTTGATTGGGGATGGATTACTGTCCAAAGCTTGGGATATTATGTCATTTGTAGATGATAATACTGCATGGACACAGCCAAGACTACGAGATAGAGAGATGCACAAGCAATCTGGGTACAAAAAGAATGTAAACGGAGCACTTGTAGAGATGGGCATGAAGTCACAGATTATAGGCGTGTCACTGAAAGACGATCCAGACAAAGTCCGTGGTAAAGCAGGTGAACTTATATTTTTTGAAGAGGCAGGATCATTTCCAGGACTACTAAAAGCTTGGGAAGTAGCTATGCCAACTATGCGTCAAGGTAGTAAAACGCTAGGTACTATGATTGCTTTTGGTACAGGCGGTACACAAGGTTCAGACTTTGCAGGTATGGAAGAGTTATTTTACAATCCAGAGTCATACGACTGCTTATCTTTTGCAAACGAGTGGGACGATGGTGCTATGGGCACAGAGTGTGGATATTTTGTACCAATCTTTGAAAATCTAGAAGGATTTATTGACGATGATGGTAATTCTAACATAGAAGAAGCTAAACAGTTTGAGCAATCAAATAGAAATAAAAAGAAAGGTACTAATGATCCAAAAGCGTACGATCAGTATATAGCTGAACACCCACTATGTCCTAGTGAAGCTACATTACAAGTATCATCAAATCTATTTGACATAGCATCACTACAAGAACAGTATAATAAAGTAAAAGCAAATAAGCTACATGCAATAGGTACGGCTGGTAGACTATACTATGGTAAAGAAAATACTATAAAGTTTGAGCCTGATGGCGATGCTAGACCTATTCTAAGATTCCCTCATCGTAAAGAGGATAATTTAACAGGAGCCATTGTTCTGTATGAGGGTCCATACAAAAATCAGCAGGGACAAGTTCCGCACAATCTATATCTAGTTTGTCATGACCCGTATGGGCAAAACCAATCAGCAGATTCCAGTTCTCTAGGTGCTGCGTATGTGATAAAGAGAATAAATAATATATCAAAGCCTGATGATTTAATTGTTGCTAGCTATGTAGGTAGACCACATACGCAAGACGAATATAATAAAAATTTATTTATGCTAGCTGATTATTATAATGCAAAGATAGGGTTTGAGAATGATCGTGGTGCTGTTATACAATACGCAAGACAGCATAGAAAGTTACATAGATTACAAGAAGAGTTTGAAATGCTAGACAAAAAAGATCTAAGATCTAGAAATGTAAAACGTAACTATGGTATGCATACAACAGAGGCTAGAAAAAGACAAGGAGAGTTGTACATACGAGACTGGTTAAATGCTGTAAGATCAGACGATGGAGACAAGATAACTTTGAACTTGCATAAGATATATGACTTGGCTCTTTTACAAGAGTTAATAAAGTTTAATCACAGAGGTAACTTTGACCGTGTTATGGCGCTAATGGTGGGAATGTATCATACCAGAGAGTTGTATAACGCAGAGGTAAAAGAAATATTAGAAGATAACTCATCTAATGATTGGTTTGATAAAAATTATTACTAGTGATATATTTATAATAGGGAGTATAAAAGATATACACATAGTATAATAAGATATAAATTTAAGTAATTTTGCATACATATGTATCTAGGGGGAGACAAAATACCGCAGCAGAAGCTGCCGTTATCAAAGAAAACTAAGAAATGGAGAGAGAGCTGTGTAGAAGCCTACATAGAGCTATCTCAATATGGGGTCAACGAAAGAAAAGATGACCTTAAGAGATTGTATGATTACTACAACGGTGTAATTTATGAGGATGACTACCGTTACGTGACCCAACCTTACGGCAAGTCCCGTACAAATTTCCCCTCTAAAATGCGTAACTATCCTATTATCAAGCCTATTATTGATCTCCTATTAGGTGAAAAGTCTAAACGACCTCTTAATTACACCGTTACAGTACAAAATGGGGATACAGTAAGTGAGAAGGAGAAGGCAAAGCAGCAAGTTATTTATCAAAACCTACAGCAAAGATTTTTAAGTATACTAGCAGAATCTAATCCAGAGATAGCACAGAACCTTGAAAGTCCAGAAGACATTCCTCTACCTAAACAGATAGCTGATCAATTTGAAAACAGTTATGTAGATAACAGAGCTATCAAAGGACAGCATGCTATTACATACATTATGCAACAGTCAGAAGTGTATGATAAGATACAGAAAGCTTGGTTTCACTTTTTAGTAGCAGGTGAGGTATATACACACAGAGGCGTAAGAAACAAAGAGCCATTCTATGAAATACTGAACCCTATTGATATTGACTATGACAAAGATCCCGATATTGAGTTTGTAGAAGATGGGGACTGGGCACTAGTTAGGAAATATGTACATGCATCATCAGTTGTAGATTCATTCTATGAGTCATTGACAGATGAACAAGTGTTAGAACTAGAAGAGCCTAGACAATCAGATCCTGAATCATACTTGCTATACAGACGAGCAAGAGCTGGTTCTGATCCAAATACATATAGAAACAGATTAATAGAGGTAGTTACTGTATACTGGAAGTCAAGAAAAAGAATAGGCTTCTTAGAATACATGGACCCAGAGACTGGATCTATGGAAGAGATGGAGGTAGATGAAGGATTTAGAATGCCTAAAGAAATGAAAGAGATGGGTGCTAAAGTAACCTATCTATGGGTAAATGAAGTATGGGAAGGCACACGTATTGATGGTAGATTTTATATTAATATCAACCCTGTAGCTAACCAAAGATTATCTATTGACAATCCATCTGCTTGTAAACTGCCTATTAATGGTAGAAAGTACTCTGATATAAATGCAGATAATATTTCACTAGTATCACTTGGTATACCTTATCAGTTAAACTACAACATCTACAAGTATAGAATGGAACTGTCAATAGCTAAAAGTAAAGATATTATTGCACAGTTTGATATTAACATGATTCCTAAGAAATGGGACATGGATAAGTTTATGTACTATGTAGAAGGTACGGGTATTGCATGGGTAGATTATAACAAGGAAGGTATACAGCTTAACCCACAACATCAAGCTGTACTTGATATGTCTATTAAGACTATAAATCAATATATAACTTTACTAGAATCTATACTACAAGAATGGGAAAAAATATCTGGTGTGTCTAGACAAAGACAGGGTACGATTGGTGCATATGAAGGTAAAGCTAGTTCACAACAAGCTATACTACAATCTTCACACATTACAGAAGATCTATTCCGTAAGTTTGCTAGGCTAGAGCAAAGAGATTTACAAGCATTACTTGACTATTCTAAAGAGGCTTGGCTAACTGGTAAGCAAGGTATGTTTGTAATGCCTGATGGTACTACAGACTTTTTAGATCTTGATACACTACAGCACATGGAGTCTAACTATGGTATCTTTGTATCTGATGCTGGTAAAGATCAACAACGATTAGATCAGATCAAAGGCTTAGCACAAGCTATGATACAGAATGGTACTAAGGCATCTATGGTAGCTGAGATGTTTGAATCAGAAAACTTCAGTCAGATAAAAGGTAAATTAAAAGCAGCAGAGAAGGCTGCAGCAGAGTTAGAGCAAGCACAACAACAAGCGCAGCAACAACAAGCTCAACAGCAAATGGAAATGCAGCAGCAAGAAATGGAGAGAGCTTCTATTGATAAAGAGAAGGATAGACAGCTAGACATTGAAGTAGCATTAATCAACGCAGAAGCTAGAAAGAATCCAGAGTTAGATAGCTTTAACATGCAGAAGTTGATGCAAGACTTTGAAAACAAACAGCGCGAGTTAGATATTAGGGAGAAAGAGCTTGGTGCTAAAATGAATAACGATAGTGAGAAAAATCAGATAGCAAGAGAGGGCAATGCTGAATAACCAAATGCGTAGAGAAATATTAGACATGGCTAGATCTACTGGATTTGAAGGTAGCATACTAGACTTGTATCAAATGGCTAACCAAGGTGCTAATGTACCAGAGATGTTACAAGCAGAAGCACAGGCTAAACAAGAGAATATGTTAGTTGCGCAAACTCCACAAGAACAACAAGTAGGTTTACGTGAACAACAAGCCATGGGTAACACAGATGCTAGCATGGTTTTTCCAGACGTACCAGCTAATACATCATTCAATACTGAAGGTATGAGAGTACCTATCAATATTTCTAAGGTAGATGAGCAAGGGCACTTAGTACAATCATATCAGAATGTACCACCAGGTATTAAAGATTTACCTACAGGACCAAAGCGTGGTACAGTCATAGAAACACCAGCTTACAAAAAAGGTGGTTATAGATCTAAGTATGGTAAAGACCCAGTAACAGGAACAGGTAAAAAACCAAAAGGAAGTGGTAGAAGATTATATACGGATGAGAATCCAAAGGATACTGTTGGTATACGTTTTGCCACACCTGCTGACGCTCGCGCTACTGTGGCTAAGGTTAAAAGAGTTAATAAACCGTTTGCTAGGAAGATCCAAATTCTTACGGTAGGTGAACAAAGAGCCAAAGTAATGGGTAAAACGCAGGTGGCAAGTATATTTACTAAAGGTAAAGAGGCTATTAGAAGGTCTAGAAAAAAAGCATAAGTGATATATAATAAAGACATATCCAAAAACATATATGAGTGTACCAATACGCACATATTTAACTATTTTTGTAAAAAATTAATATATAGATTATGAACCCAGAAGAAGAAAACATTGGTCTGGAGGACATCTCATTTGATGATGTTATTGCAGGACCAACAGAAACCCAAGAGGCACCAAGTGACCTCGCAATAGACACGCCAAGCGATGAGGCTGAAGAGCTTGACGCGGATGCAGAAGAGTTAGAAGAGTCTGAAGGCGTAGAAGAAGTTGAAGAAGAGGAAGAAGAGGAGTATGAAGAGGAAGACGCCGACTACGAAGAAGACGAAGAGTATGAAGATGATGACGAAGAAGAAGATGACAGAGAGCCTGTTGCTTCTACAGTAGTTGCTTCAATACTAGGAAAATTAGGCTACGAGACTGAAGAAGAGTATGATGATACTGAAGAAGGTCTACTAGCAATGACACAAGATGTTGGACAACAGATAGCGGAAGATCAGCTAAATAATTTATTTGATAACTTCCCATTAGTACAAAGACATCTAGAATACGTTCTTAACGGAGGTGAATCTAGAGATTTTATGCAGGCATATGACCCGCAACTAGATTATAACCAAGTTAGTTTTGATGAAGATGATACAAGAAGTCAAAAAGCAATTTTATCTGATTACTTTGTAACAAAAGGACATGATCAGAACTTTATAAATGAGCTATTGAATGACTACGAAGATACTGGTAAATTATACCAGAAAGCTGAATCTGCTAGAGTAGCTCTGGGTAAAATGCAAGAGCAATCTAGAAGTCAACTTATTGAGCAACAAAAACAGCAGAGAGCTCAACAAGAAGAACAGCAAGAAGAATTTTGGAATGGTGTGTATGAAACCATCGACAGCACTGATGATTTTGCAGGTATATCTATTCCAAATAGAGAGAAGTCAAAGTTTTTTGATTATATCTCAAACCCTGTGACTAATGATGGTCGCACACAACGAGACTTAGATCATTCTGAAGCAGAGATGGAAACTAAACTCGCAATTGATTATTTAATGTTTAAAGGTTTTGATTTATCAAAATTGGTAGAAACAAAGGCTAGAACATCAAAT